TGTGCCAAAACTGTCCTTGCTATAATACGGTAAAACAAAACGTTGATCTGAAAGCTTACCACCCGAAATGCTAACATCTGTTGGATGTAGTATGCCATCGGAGATCTTCATTTTGGTACCGTCAATTTGTTTAAGTTTCAAAGGTTCAATGCGAATGTCCGCACTATGTGTGAAGTTCTTCTTAACGTTTAAGTTCATGAGAACATCAATAACGGATTCTTTGTTGGTGATAATGTTGGTGCTGTAACCTCTCCAAGTTCTCTTTACATCTTCAACAATGATCTGTGGTTCTGTAACTAAAGGTATGCAAGCCTGCTCTATGATCTCATCAATAGGAGCACCTTGGACAGTTAAAAGCACTTGTAACTCAGGTGAACTTTTACCATAAACCAACAATTCGTCCTTGTGCCGTGAAGCACCCACATAAACCTGACGTATCGCAACTGTTTTGTCGATCGTTTGGACTTTACAGTAATCATCCAAGTATAATAACACTTTGCTAAATGTCATACCTTGTGATTCATTGACCGTCATACTTTTGTAACCTAAACTAGCCAGGTAACTTTTGCCGTCTTGAGTGAAGGCTAAAGCCACATCAACAGCATGATTGCTCAAATCTTTTATTGCTTTATAGGAGTCGACCACCTTTGACGACGTGCATGCGTTTGGGATGTAAGTTTGCAACATTCGCGTTACATCTTGCGGCAGTCTGTGTGTTTCCGTCACATAATTGGTTAGTTCAAACTGTAATTTAGTGTGGTCCTTACAGTATGGCCCAATCTGCTTAGAATCTCCCATAAGATGAATGTATTTGATACGACCATTAAGATGCATGGCGTAATAATACGCGATGGCTGATGGTTGCATCGCGAAGCATTCATCAATATAAAGATGTCTCACTTTAACACTAGGATTACGATGTAGGTATTGAATCAATACGATGTAGGTGTAGATTCCCTGCTTCGTCAGTGATCCTTCTGGCATTAAATTATCTGATTGTGCCCGAATGGGACTAACAATCATATCCGTACCAACTTTGTAAACATTCACGACACGCTGTGTTTTGCGTGATCCACCGATTCCATTTAAGCATGATAATGTGAAATCCTCGGGTTTTGAATACTTACGTAATTGATTTTTTGTGATAAAGTCATTGAAAGATTCTTCATCAACGGTGAATTTAACGCTGGTGTTAAAGTGTTTTGCAATCATGCGTTCCTGAGCGGTAATGTCATCCTTCGCTTGCTCAATAATATCTGATCTGGCGATGACGTGGTCACAGTTGTTAATTTTATCCACATCTACATCTTTGACGCTTTCGCTTGGTTTCAAATTCTTAAGGTAACCACTGAGGTAATAATACAATTCACCTGATTGTATCAATGAGTGGTCCATTTTATACACACGCTTGAATTTGAAATTGTCAAATGGAAATTCCAGACCCCCAACCTTGTACGGATCACTTTTTATGAACAAGTGATTGGTTGGTGCTAATTTATTAAGCAGTTCCGTCAACAAATGAAACTCATGCAAAAATAAATCCACTACTATGATATCATCCTCTTTGATGTCCACTTCGTCTAAATGATCATAGTTACGGTGTTCGTTAGTGAATTTTTGCAATGTACTTGCTGGGCATTTGAGTTTATTGTTAATGGTGTAAGGAAAATACCGCTTCCCCTGTCCTAATTGTACAAATATGGTACCGAGATGTCCGGGAGCTGCAGTGAGATCTACAACCCGAGTGTCGGCACCACCAATAGTGTTTATGATGTCATACAATTCGCGCATCTTTAACACCATATGGTTGCCAGTCTTCTCTCTTAATAGATATATGGTATCCATAGTTTGTAAATTAGTGTGAAGGAGCCGGTTTGTGGTGGACACGATGGTTTTGTATCCACCAACATATTTGGTATAATACCAATGTTGGGCTCCGTCATGACAAATTTTTAAGTTGATATCACCATCTTTAACACGAAACGTAGAAACGGTGTTCTGTTTACGATTAATGACTACGCAGTTTTCTTTATTGATATAAGCAATAAGGAATACTTCTTCCAGACTCAACCATGTTGATTCTTCAGTGAGTAGCCGGATGTTTTTCTCGTCGCTTCGGAATGAAATATCTGCTGTGGCACTTTCATTTCCAAGATTACGATGGTGATAAGACAACTTCAAAAACTCATCAAGCTCAGATCTAGAGGGGTTAAACCTGAGTGCAGTTTTGTCAATTGCGTGCATAGAGTTCTGCAAAGCCTGATATGCACATTGCCCCGGGCCAAATTTATCATTTGGTTCGTGCTCAACGGCTGGCACTTTTACGACGTGTTTATCAAAGATTGCGTCTTTAGATGGTGTAAACGGGTCGGCTGCAACAACTGCCTCTTTAAAGGCTGACTCCACACTAAAGTCATTTTCATTGTTGACATTCCATTCAGCGTTAATCGCATCAAACTTTTTGGCACAGTACGGGATGTTCTCGTACATGTAGTGCTGCAAGTTAACTACCCTAACCTTCATTAAATTGCACACAATCTTTTCAATAGTATCCATATCATCAACGTTTTGGTAAGTGCTAAACCATGTGTCAAGGAATTCTGACTGTGACTCTTTGATCAATGTCTTAAACTTGATCCAAGCTTGACTGATTATACCGCGCTTTTGGTCAGCGTT